ACATACAGTTCACCCATGACTTCAAATGCAGTTGTTATTATTTCAGCAAGTATATGTTTGTCCCATCGACTAAAATCGCCAGCCTCACCATACATTGATGTTTTACATAATCTGTTATATAACTCATGGAACCCGGGTATTGGGTTTATGCCAACCTGTGTATGTCCACGCGCGCGATTTGCCATTACATTTGCCTGCATTGCACCAGTATATTTCCGACCAATTAATGTTTCAACAAAATCAACTGCAGTGAATAAACGCGACTTGTCCAACTTATCAACAATCTCAAATTTCAAACAATCCATTGCCGGCACAAGCAAGCGGACCCCGTCCGCAGCATAATTCTCATACAAAAGAAATCTACGTTTCATTTCATACCCGCGCTCCGAATCATCCCAAGTATACAAATCACGACCAGAAGGTGAGTTGAAGGGCATCTTTTTAAAAAGTTTTCGTTTATTCATTATTTTCAAGAAACGCTTACAGTAATCACCAGGCGACGAATCCAAATCAATTGCCTCCAATTGTCCGTATAATGGATCCGTTATATCGGTATAAAATCCATTGATTACCTCATCATCCGACAACAAACGCAAATTTCGTCCATACAATCTACGATGTTCACTTTTCAAACAGCTCCGTGCGAACGACAAATAATATGAAAAATTCTTTCCCGGTGTACAGATATCATTGTACTTATCAATTTGTGTAGCCAATAAAGATGGCCTTCCATGTAAAACTTTCAAACTAGATGGGTCAGAATGATTCTTATAATTTGTAACCGCCAACCATTTTGTCAATGGCAACTTTTTCTGTAATTGTGATGACCATGGTGTTAAATAATGTGATGGTTTTCCACGATGTGGTGGCTTGTGATTGTGGTCGTATCCGATCGCCATGCAATTTGCCAATGGATTCTCCTCCGCGTCATACCAGATATCGCCATCCCCAGGAACGTCACTGTCCGGTTCATACGGTTCCAAAGCATCAAACCATCTCTCGTAACAACCCTCAAAAGCATAACTAACAAGAGGCTTAGCACTTGGTGGTAAACAAGCCCTTGTTTTATAATCATCACCGTACGACATATCAACCATCATGAC